CGGATTGAGGACTTAAGGATACTTATAGACACAAGGGAGCAAAAACCCCTAAGCTTTAAGAACTCAGAAGACTTAAAATTAGATTTCGGGGACTATACTGTCGGCGGAGAGGATTACAATTACACATATGTGGACCGAAAGGCAGAGCAGGACTTTAAGGGAACTTTGACTGGGGGGTTCGAAAGGTTCAGAAGGGAGCTTCAGCGAGTTAAGGAATTTGACTCCTATCTCTTCATTGTGGTTGAAAGTGATTTAAATAAAATATACAAAAACAATAAGTTTGGTCCGCACAAATCAAATCTAAAGTTTGTATATCATAATATGAGATTAATTACTCACGAGTTTACTGGGCACTGTCAGTTCGTTTTTTCTGGAAGCAGAACTAACTCGCAATTAATAATACCAAAAATCTTAAGTTTTGGAAGGAAGCTTTGGGGGGTGGACCTACAGCACTACTTGGACCATGGGGAGGGGGAATAAATGGCTTGGGTGGAAGGAGGACAAAAAAGGCACACAAAAGAAAGTGTGAATGAGCTAATGCTCTCAAGGGAGGGGTTTCTGGAAGACGATGAGGCCAAGTACTATTTGTATAAATTCCTAAAAGAAAACATAACATTCACAACTAGTCTGATTTCTGGAGTTGACCTTTTCCCTTTTCAACATATGGCCATCAAGGCGATGTTTGAGACCGACTATTTTATGGGGGTGTGGAGTCGGGGTATGTCAAAATCCTTCACTACGGGAATATATGCTTTTTTAGATGCAATATTGCATCAGGGGGTGGAGATTGGAATACTGGCGGCATCATTTAGGCAGTCAAAGCAAATATTCAAAAAGATAGAAGATATTATAGCCAAGCCAGAAGCGAAGCTGCTTGCCAACTGCGTGACTAAGAAGTCGAAAAGCAATGATGAGTGGCTTATGGAAATAGGAAGAAGCAGGATTAGGGCTCTGCCTCTGGGAGATGGATCCAAACTTCGTGGCTTCAGGTTTCATAGAATTATTATTGACGAGTTCCTTTTGATGCCAGAAAGAATTTATAATGAAGTTATAGTCCCCTTTTTATCCGTGGTGGAAAACCCTACGCAAAGAGAAGATCTTTATAATCTTGAAACGAAGTTGATCGAGAAGGGGGAGATGGGGGAAAAGGATAGGTACGTATGGCCAAACAATAAACTGATAATGCTTTCGTCGGCCTCCTATAAGTTTGAATACATGTATAAACTTTATAGCCAATTCGATAAATTAATCCACAAGCAAACAGACAACGCGACCAGAGCCATTATGCAATTTTCATATGATTGCGCCCCAGGGCAGTTATACGACCAAAATCTGCTTTCGCAGGCAAAGCAAACAATGAGTCAAGCTCAGTTTGAGCGTGAGTTCGGGGCTATTTTTACTGATGATAGTTCTGGATATTTCAAGACCTCAAGAATGGCCACGTGTACGGTTGTTGATGGAGATGACCCTCATGTAGAGATCAAGGGTCGGCCTGAAGATGAATATATCTTGGCGTTTGATCCGTCTTGGTCCGAAAGCGAAAGTAGCGACGATTTTGCAATGCAGATATTGAAATACCACAAGCATAACGGAACGTCAACTCTTGTGCATTCCTATGCGATGTCGGGAACCCCATTAAGGGATCACATTTTCTATTTCCACTACTTAATAAAAAACTTCAATATAGTAGCGATGGTCGGGGATTACAATGGGGGAGTTCAATTTATTAATGCGGTAAACGAAAGCCAACTATTTAAATCGGAAAATATAAAAATTCAAACCATTGATGGCGATTTCGACAAAATGGACTCATACAAGGATGAGCTGAGGACAGCTAAAATGCAATATAGTAAATCCTCATATCAATATTTAATTTTAAGAAAACCTACTTCGAATTGGATCAGGAGAGCAAACGAGTTATTGCAGGCCAATTTTGACCACAAAAAAATATGGTTCGGATCAAGAGCGGTTGATGAATCATACAACAAGCAGAGAGCCAAAAAAATACCAATCAAGAAATTAAAATTCATAAGGATGTCAGATGACTTAGAGGGGAAGGAAAGTTCTGCTGCGAAAATGATAGATTTCATAGAGCACCAGTACGACATGATGAACATGACAAAAAATCAATGCGCGCTAATACAGATCACAACCTCACCCCATGGAACTCAAACCTTTGGTCTACCCCCAGAACTCAGAAGGCAGACCGGGCCAGAAAAAGCTCGGAAAGATTCCTATTCGGCCTTAATCTTGGGTAGCTGGATGGTTCAGATATTGTATGACATGAACAACGCCAAGGCGGAGTCGGTTACGAGCACGTTTACCCCAATGTTCGTAAGTTAACTTTTAACTTTTATAGACTTTTACTTTAACTTTGTGTACTATCATTCGTGAAAGAGAAGAGAAAATATACTAAGCGTTCGGACTATTGGGGCAAATTCAAAAAGGACTCCATGCCAATTGAGAGTATTTTGTCAGAGATGGGTTCATCCACCATGCCAGAAACTGCTGGAGAGAGCTTTTACGTGCAAAGCTCATCGGCAAGCACTAGGCATCATGCGTATTCGGGATCGACGTCCTCTCGGCACAACTCAATTCATTACTCGGACAAGACGCATACCTACACCAATATTAGGAGCGGATTGCTTCCTTACGATTACGGAGCGGGAGGGGTAAACGTTAGAGACTGCATAGAGCTCTGCCAGAAGGCTTATGCCAACATTGCGATATTTAGAAACGCCATAGACATAATGGCTGAATTTGCAAATTCGCCAATCTACCTAGAGGGAGATAACGAAAAGTCAAAAACATTTATAGAAAATTGGTTTAAGCGGATTGGGATATGGAGGCTGAAGGATCAATATTTTAGAGAATATTATAGATCAGGCAATGTGTTCATGTATCGAGTGGACGGAAAATTTAACTCCGAAGACCTTTTAAAGCTTAATTATGTATACGCGTCATCTCAAACCCTAAAGCCTGGCGAGGTGCCAGTAAAGTATATATTACTAAATCCTTATGATATTATTGCAGATCGAGCCACCTCATTCAAGGAAGGGATTTATAAAAAAGTATTATCCGAATACGAACTCGAAAGACTGAGGGACCCCAAAACAGAAGAAGATAAAAAGGTTTTTAATTCGCTAACTCCAGAAACACAGAAGCTAATAAAATCTGGAAGCTTTCAGGGCGATGGGGTGCAGATTGAAATAGACCCCAAGAAATTAATATACTCTTTTTATAAAAAGCAGGATTATGAGCCATTTGCGATACCATTTGGATATCCCGTATTGGAAGACATAAACTGGAAGCTGGAATTAAAGAAGATAGATCAGGCAATCTGCAGAACTGTGGAGAATGTGATATTGCTCATCACAATGGGAACCGATCCCGACAAGGGAGGGGTTAACCCCAATAACTTAAAGGCCATGCAGGAGCTATTCAAGAATGAAAGCATAGGGAGGGCGTTGATTGCGGATTATACGACAAAAGCTCAATTCGTTATCCCTGACTTAAATAAGGTTCTTGGTTCCGAGAAATACAAAATAGTAAATGAAGATATTAAGGAGGGGCTTCAAAACGTTATTGTCGGAAGTGAGAAATTTTCCAACACTCAGATTAAGGCTGAAATATTTTTAGAAAGATTAAAAGAGTCAAGGAACGCCTTTTTAAATGACTTTCTGCAGCCACAAATAAAGGAGGTTTGCAGGAATATGGGGCTAAAGAATTATCCTACCGCCAAGTTCGAGGAGATAGACATTAAGGATGAGGTTCAGTTTCAGCGAGTAATTACAAGACTGCTGGAAATTGGAATACTAACTCCAGAGCAGGGAATAAGGTCCATGCAAACTGGCATTTACCCAAATACCAAAGACCTTGACAGCTCCCAAGAAGATTACATAGCGAATAGGGAAAAGGGATTTTATAATCCGCTTGTCGGAGGGATACCATTGGTTGAGAGCGCCGAATCTCAGGAAAACAGGAAGATTCAGGAGGAGCAGCTGGACATACAAAGAAAAACTGCTGAGCAAAACATAAAGAACCAAAAGGTTCAAAATCAAAAACCGACCACAAACCAAACGCCTAAGTCCGCTGGCAGGCCAAATGGAACAACTCAAATTCCAGCTAAGGCAGCCAAGAACTATAGTACGGAAGGTATACAGGACACGGTATGTGACATTGAGCAGCTTCAGTCCTACGCTGAAGATAATTTAAGAAAGTACAAAAAACTAAACTCATTAACCGACGCCCAAAAGGGCATGGTCGTGAAATT